AAATCAAAACTAAAACAGATTATCAGAGAGTCAATCAGAGATCTGACCGAAGGAAAAATGATCACCTTGGAGTTTACGCAAGAGGAAGCCAATAGCTTATTATTGGGTTTAGAGAAACTCGAACAGACTCCGGAGATTGAAAAGCTGTATGGTAAGATTCTTGATGCCGGTATTGACGACGGCTTCGGCGCCACTGAAGAGGGACCCATGGGTCTAGAGAAGGATTAGTATAATGAAACTTATAATGGAAAACTGGAACAAGTTTAAGGAAAGAGAACATACTCTGATCGATGAAGCTGCCGAAGAGTTTGATAAAAACTTCAACGACGCCAGAAATGCTAAAGCTGACATTTTGAACGCCCTGGGCAAAAAGAAGGGAGAACTTTCGAGAGCAGCCCAAGAAAAGCTGCCGAATGTTGCACTTCGATTGGCACAGGGAAAAATCAAGCTAGCAGATGCAAAGAAAGAGCTGACTGAATCCCAAGATCGTCCCACTGGCGTCAAGTTTTACACCGCAGGCTATCTGGTCGATGGAGTTCCGGGTCCGTTGTTTTCGGCACCAAAGTCTTTCCCGGGGGCTCTAGATGCAGTAATCAATGTAGCCACGAATTGGCAAAACGCAGGGTTCGAACTTGACACCAGCCAGACAAGTGAAGAAGTTTTAAGTGCTATCTCCATGCAGGAAGTGAAAGAGGCGAAGGTCAGCTATCCTTATGCAGACCCCGCAGTAGAAGAACCGGATATAAACAAGAAGTACCTTTTCAGAGTTAGAAATGACAATGAGATCTTTGAAGCTTCTAGTCTTCATGGTTGGGCAGTCGCCCGAGCCGCTGCCAAAAAACATTTTGAAGATAAAGGGATTGATTCCTTGGATGGCAATATATTAACTTTTTCCCCATCTAAAAGAAAGTATATCTAACAAAAAGCTTATTAATGCTTGACTGACTCTGCCAATGGTGTATACTGTTGGCAGAGTTTTTAGTTGGAGACCTATGCCTTATAAGATCGCGCACATTAGCGACACGCACATAAAAAGATACAAATATCACTATGAATATAGAATAGTATTCAAGCAGTTATACGAGATGTTGAGAGAAGAAAAGGTGGACTACATTGTTCACTGTGGAGATCTTTTTCATAGCAAGACCGACCTGAGTCCCGAAGCGGTTAGCATGGCGACAGAATTTATAAAGAATTTGGCAGACATCGCTCCTCTTTATGCAATTGCCGGAAACCACGACGGAAATTTAAAAAACAGTAGCCGTCAAGATGCAATTACCCCCATTGTAAATGCCATAAACCACCCTAACGTTCATTATTTGCTTAAGGCAGGGGAGACCGTTATCAATGAAGATCTGGCTCTTAATGTCCTTTCAGTTTTCGATGAAGACAATTGGGTAACACCAAGCGACGATTCCCGCATTAATGTTGCCTTATACCACGGCGCAGTCTCGGGAGTCAAAACCGACACTGGCTGGGTGATGGACCACGGCGACCATGAAGTTGATATCTTTTCTGGTCACGATTACGCGATGCTTGGAGACATTCACAAGACAAATCAGATTGTAGATGTAGACGGAAAGGTTCGCTATTGCGGAAGTACCGTGCAACAAAATCACGGAGAGACCAATGATAAGGGATTTTTAGTATGGGACATAGAAGATAAGAATAACTTTTCTGTCAAGCATCACGTTCTCTTAAATCCCCGCCCGTTCATCACAATCGAATTAACTCCGAAAGGTCGAATGCCGAAAGGTACAAAGATCCCGCAAGGCGCTCGGCTTAGACTAATCAGTAATAACAATTTGCCTCTAGATACTATGCGTAAGGCAGTGGACGTTGCAAAGCACAGGTTTAATCCAGAGTCTATTGCTTTCTTAAATCGCGCCGCAGGCCAACGGGGGGAAGTTGAGATCGCAGGCGATTTTAAGGTTGAGAACTTACGAGATAAAGGGGTTCAAGAGGAACTCATTCGTGAGTACTTAAAAGACTTTGAGCCAGATGAGGACACGCTTCAGAGAGTTTTTGAACTTAATCGAAAATATAATTCTCAAATTGAAAAAACAGAGATGATCACCAGAAATGTTAATTGGAATATTAACAGGTTTGAATGGGAAAACCTCTTTAATTACGGGGAAGACAATTCCATTAACTTCACAAACCTAAACGGAATAGTGGGAATTTTTGGTAAGAACTATACCGGGAAGTCAAGCGTGATTGACGGACTATTCTATACTATCTTCAACACAACAACAAAGAACGAAAGAAAAAACTATAATATAATCAATCAGAATCGAGAAGAGTGCAGAGGCTTAGTTGAGCTTCAGATCGGAGATAATGTCTATATTATCGAGAGACGGTCTGAGAAATATGTTAAACGACTTAAAGGGGTGGAGACAAATGAAGCCAAAACCTTATTGGATTTTTACAGGATTGATCCCGTTACGGGAGAGCATATTAGTTTAAACGGCACAACTCGTAACGAAACTGACGAAAACATTCGAAGGAAGTTTGGCACAATTGATGATTTCCTTTTAACCTCTATGAGTAGCCAACTCGACAGCCTAGCCTTTATTAAGGAAGGCTCGACTAGAAGAAAAGAGATCCTGGCTAAATTCTTAGATTTAGAAATCTTTGAATCAAAATTTAGTTTGGCCAAAGAGGATGGAGCAGAACTCAAAGGAATCTTACGTCGTTTTGGGGATACTGACTTTAGTAACGATATCATCATTGCAGAGACCTTGAGAGATGAAGCCCACAAGAAGTTGGACAAAGATACCATCAGGCTTGATCTAGCAAAGCAAGAACTATCCACATTGGCTGAGAAGACCCTGGATCTCACAAAACAAATTGAATCAATCCCCACAGAGCATCTTGATTATGTCGGGCTTGTCAGCTCTCACGCGAATCTTTCAGATAGTATAGGCGAGAAAAGGGACGAGATTATTAAGTTAAGAAAGTCTATTGCGAGTAAAGAAAGTTCCCTCTTGGGGTACACCGACTCGCTAAGTCGAATTAACCTAGAAGAACTTCTTCAGACTAAGAAAACTTTAGATCACTATAAAAGATTATATGACACGGCCGTTCAAGATGCACGCATACTGGATAACGACTTTAAGTCCAAGAAGAATAAAATGAAACTTCTCAGCGAAGTTCCGTGTGGAGATTTATTTCCTAAATGTAAGTTCATCAGCGATGCTCACAGTTCTTCCCTTTCCTTGCCGTCATTGGAAACAGAGATACTTTCCAAAATCGAAGAGGCTGGTTCATACAAAAGCAAGGTTGTCGAGATAAACTCTGAAGAAATTTTAAATCTAATTGATCGGCACAACGAACTAGTTTCAGGTATAAGCACACTGGAGCTAGAGAAAAGAGATGAAAAGTTTTCAATTGAAAAGACCTTTGGAAAGATTAAAGATTCCCGTCAAGAGCGAAAGCTGGTGGCGGCCAAGATTAAACTCTACAACGACAACAAAGAAAATATACAGAATATTGAATCTTTGATTCTGAGCAAAAGCGAAATACAAAAAGAAATCTCGTCTCTTGAAAAAGAGTGTACAAAATTGGGAGAATCTATCAATCTCAAAAATAGAGAAATTGGTTCTCTTGAACAGAAAGTCACTGGACTTATCGAGAGCAAGGAAGAAATAGAAAACTACAGAAAAGAATTTGCCGCCTACGATCTGTTCATGAATTGTATGCATTCTAACGGGATTGCTTATGATATTATTAAGAAGAGGTTGCCGGTGATTAACGAGGAGATTTCCAGAATAATCTCAAACATCGTAGATTTCGAAGTCTTCTTCCAAGAGAATGGAAACAAGTTAGACGTTCTCATCAAACACCCGAAGCACGAACCTCGCTCTATCGATATGGGTTCTGGAGCCGAAAAAACAATCGCCTCAATCGGGATACGATTAGCTTTATTATCCGTCTCATCCTTGCCGAAAAGTAGCATCTTTGCTCTGGACGAGCCCGCCACCGCTTTAGATTCTGAAAACATGGAAGGATTTATTAGAATCCTACAACTAATTAAGATGTATTACAAGACTGTCATATTGATTACCCACTTAGAATCTCTGAAAGACTCTGTTGACACAGAGATAACAATTGAAAAAGTAGAAGGATTTGCGAGGATCAATCAATAGACCCTAACCGGAGGAAGAATTGTGTCAAAAAAAATCAAACACGCTTTAGATAAAGCGTTAGATAAGGTAGTGTCTAGGAAACTACTTGCTTGGGCAACCGCTTGCGCTTTATTGTTTGCAGGCAGTTTAGACTCTGAACAATGGGGGATGGTTACGATTGTGTATATTGGGTCTCAAGCCGCAACCGATATTATGGAAAGATTTAGGTTCGGCCCAAAAGAATCATAAAAGAAGAGGTATATAATGGGAGCAATTAAGTTTAAGTTTTTTATGAAAAAAGCTTATTTGGTGGTTAAGAAATACTTATGGATATTTCTGCTAGGAATTGGTTTGTTGATTGGGTTTTTGTTATGGATTATCACAAAGAATAGGTTTCAGTTTTCAACCCTTCTAGATTTGTTCGACAGTAAGACTGCCCAGCACGAAGAAGAGATTGAAACTTTAAGCCACATTCACAATACCGAAGTATCAGAAAAGAACATCAAGCTTATAGAACATCAGAAGAAGATGGGATTAATCAAAAAAGAGTTCGAAGAGAAAGGCATCGAGCTTTCCAAGTCAAAAGAAAAAAGACTAGAGAAGTTGGTCGCGGAAGGTAACGAAGATCCGGAAGCTTTATCAAGAAAATTGGCAAAAGAGTTCGGACTAGAACATGGCTAAGAAGCTTTCATTACTGTTGGGGATCCTCTTGTCCCTTCCGGCCGCAGCACTCGCGCAAGATATAGTTCACATTAAAGCCGGAAAGACCGCACCGTTCGATGGTGTTTTACTATCCGTTGAGGCTGCCGCCAAAATTTTAAATCAAAAAGAAGTCGGAGAAGCGGAGTGCGATCTGCGTGTCGAATATGAACTCAAACTTCAAGAAGAAAAGTTTAGCCTACAGTTAAGCTTCAAAGATATAGAGCTGGCTTCCGCCAAAGATAAATACGAATCGATGATGATCTTAAAGGCAACAGAACTCCAGAGGCTAGAGAAGTTAGTCATCCAGCAGAAGCCAGACAAAGGCCCATTTATGGTCGCACTTGGATTTGGGATCGGCTCAGCAACCTCTTTAGGAATTTTTGCTGCATCAGTACAAGTGGCAAAATGAGTGACAAACAAGCTTTAATAGCCAAATTAGAAAAAGCCATTTCTCAAAAATATGGGGAAGAGGCTATTAACAACCCCGCTCGCTTTTGGAACGAAGAAAAAGAGAAAAAGTATTTAGAGCAGTCAGTAGAAGAACAGAAGAAGTTTGCGAAATTTCGACATTATGAAGACAAAGTAGATCGCGACGGATTTTTAATAAATAAAAAACTACTTAATAGAGAACATAATAGGACTTGTCCTGTTTGTAAGAAATATTCTTTTCAATATCGTGACGATTTGTATATGAATAAATTTGAAACATGTTTTGAGTGTTTCATCTTGTATATAGAAGGACGAGAAGAGAGATGGAAGACAGGCTGGCGACCGGAATAAGGGATTAAACATATGGCTACTATTTACGATATTGTCAAGGGAATCAGTCAGGCGGCAGCGAACTCTTTCGACGGAGCGCACGATGCTTCTTTGGCGGCAGACGGAAAGGAGCGAAAAGTTGGACTCCAGCGAGAAGAAGGTACATTCATTTCCGATCGCAGGGTAATGGACGGCTTTGGAGTTAAATTTCATGGCCCAATTTTGCGGATTACATATCAGGCAGAAGTGAGAATGAAAGAAGTTCAGGACAACGGCTTCGAAAATGAAATCGCCAGCAGGATTCAGGCCATCTCAAAATACCTTAAGAAAGAGTACAAGGCAATTACGGGGGATACTCTCACTTTAACCAAAGAAGGCGACCCTTATGTTTTGGTTCAGAGAATCTCCAATTATCGAACTGATGTGCAGGCCCATTGTGATTATCGAATCGGCGGTCTTAAGGAAGTGGAAGACGTGGGCATGGGCTCGTCGGAAGACCGTCTAGACAAAGCAATTAAAGATTTTCTTTCACTAGGGAGAGATAAAGCCAAGAAGCCTTCAAACGTGAAGGTCTAATGAATGGCTCGCCTAACAAAGAAAGAAATCCTTAAGGAGATTGTTCGGGCGGGTAAAGACCCCTCCTATTTTACTGTTAACTATTGTAGAATCTCCCACCCGCAAAAGGGTCTTATCCCCTTTAAAGCATATGATTATCAGAAGCAGTTATTGGGTGATTTCAATGACTATAGATTCAATGTCATTCTAAAGGGTAGACAGTTAGGCATCTCAACCATTACCGCAGCTTACATTGCGTGGCTTATGCTTTTTCATCGCGACAAAAACATCCTCGTCGTCGCCACCAAATTACAAACTGCCACAAACTTAGTCAGAAAAGTCAAGCAAATAATCAAGAATCTTCCGGGTTGGATCCAGATATCCGATATCGCTATTGATAATAGGACTTCCTTCGAATTATCAAACGGTTCGTTAATAAAAGCCGCCTCAACGTCCTCAGATGCCGGTCGTTCTGAAGCCCTATCCCTACTGGTTGTAGACGAAGCAGCGCACGTAGAGCGACTAGGGGAACTCTGGGCGGCACTTTACCCCACTCTTTCAACCGGTGGGCGCTGCATTGCTCTCTCTTCACCCAATGGTGTTGGAAATTGGTTCCACCAAGCATGTGTGGAAGCCGAGGCTGGCACAAACGACTTTTATCTAACAGTGTTGCCTTGGGACGTTCACCCCGATCGGGATCAGTCTTGGTTTGAAAAAGAAACCAGAAACATGACGAAAAGAGAGATTGCCCAGGAGCTGGAGTGCAACTTCAATGTCTCAGGGGAAACAGTCTTACAATCTGAAGATATCATATGGTATCTGGAAAGATGTACCAAGCCTATTTATCGCACGGGCTTTGACAGGAACTACTGGATTTGGGAGAAGTACGATCCAGAGAAAAGTTATTTGATAGTGGCAGATGTGGCCCGAGGCGACGGTGCAGATAACAGCGCATTCCATATAATACAATTAGAAGATCTTACCCAGGTTGCCGAGTATGTTGGAAAAGCAACCCCAGACGATTTTGCAGAGATTTTACATAGCGTAGCTGCCGAGTATAATAATCCCATGATTGTCATTGAAAACAATAACATTGGGTTTTCAGTACTTAAAAAATTGCAAGATAAAGAGTATCCTAATATATATTACTCTTCGAAAGGTGATCACAGATATGTTGATCCGGTGAGTGCTCAATGGCGCTCTAATGTAATTCCCGGGTTTACGACATCTTCCAAGACTCGACCACTGATTGTGGCCAAAATGGAAGAATTTGTGAGAAATAAACTAATTACAATTAACTCTAATCGTTTATTGTCTGAGTTTAAAACTTTTATTTGGAAGAACGGAAGGCCACAAGCAATGAGAAACTATAATGATGACCTTACTATGTCATTTGCAATAGGTTGTTGGGTAAGGGATACAGTGATTATAGAAAGCCAGAGAAACGTTGAATATAGTAAATCGTTCTTAAGCTCAATTAGCACGACAAAGACTGCAATCTCAACAACAATCCCTGGCATGACAAACCATAAAATGTCCAAAGAGTCTTCCAGATTAGAAGAGGCAAAGGAATTCAACAAAACCTATATTGGTTTGATTAAAGGTTAAAAAATGGCTAAAAACTCACGCAACGTAAGGAATCCCGCTTCACCGCTATTCAAGCGGCTCACCAGATTAATTTCAGGTCCAATTGTAAACTATCGGACACAGGTAGCGCGACAGGAGAGAAGAAATAATCTAGATAAATATCGGTACAGATTCCGCTCGATGAGTGGACAGGAGTTCAAGAGACATGATTCTAACATGTCCCAGAACTACAACCTGTTCACTTCTGCTGCTTTCAGAAACCAGAACCGTGCAGAGAGATATGTAGACTTTGAGCAGATGGAATACATGCCCGAGATTGCATCGGCATTGGATATTTACGCTGACGAGATGACTACCTCTAATGAGTATGATCGACTGATCAGCATTGATTGTTTGAATCACGAAATCAAATCTCTCTTAGACTCTCTCTTCTACGACGTTTTAAATGTGGAATTCAACGCTTTTGGCTGGGCCCGGTCAATGTGTAAGTATGGTGACTTCTTCCTTTACATGGACATTGACGAAGATATGGGGATTACATCTGTTATCGGAATGCCCAACAGTGAAGTAGAAAGGCTCGAAGGGCAGGACGAATCAAATCCAAACTATGTTCAGTACCAGTGGAACGGCGCAGGAATGACTTTTGAGAATTGGCAGGTAGCCCACTTCCGCGTTCTTGGAAATGATAGATATTCTCCTTATGGAACATCGGTCCTTGATCCCGCCAGAAGAATCTGGAGACAGCTAACTTTGCTAGAGGATGCCATGATCGCTTACCGCGTTGTACGAGCCCCAGAGCGGAGGATTTTTAAGATTGATGTGGGGAATATACCTCCTCAAGATGTTGCACAATACATGGAACAAGTAAAAACCGAGATGAAAAGAAACCAGCTAGTTGATTCAGCAACGGGACGTGTAGATTTAAGGTATAACCCTCTTTCTCTAGAGGAAGATTACTTTATTCCAATGCGCGGCGGGGTTGGATCTGATATTAGCTCTCTCCAGGGCGCCAGTAGTCTCAATGATATTGACGATGTTAAATATTTACGCGACAAGTTATTCGCTGCAATCAAGATCCCGCACTCGTATCTGACAAATCTAGAAGGGGCGGCGGAAGATAAGACAACGTTAGCTCAGAAAGATATTCGATTTGCTAGAACTATTACAAGACTTCAAAGGTCTTTGGTTTCCGAAATGGAAAAGATGGCGATTGTTCACCTTTACACTTTGGGATTTCGCGGCGACGATCTTCTCTCCTTCAAACTGAAGTTGAATAACCCCTCCAGACTCGCGGAGCTACAACAACTAGAATACATGAAAACAAAATTCGAAGTTGCCAGTTCTGTAACGGAAGGGCTTTTCTCCAAGCGATGGGTTGCACAAAACATTCTCGGCCTATCCGACTCGGAATTCTTACGCAACCAGCGTGAGAGTTACTACGATCGTAAATTCCAGCAAGCTCTTGAGACTGTCGCAGAAATCTCTGGTGAAGAATTGGCGAACGATCTCGGTGGTGGAATGTTCGGCGGAACCGGGGAAGATGTTGGGGATATGGGCCTGGAAGATCTTGGAGGAGATGACCTTGGAGGAGATGACCTTGGAGGAGATCTCGGCGGCGGGGAAGAAGAAGACACCCTTTTGGCAACTCCCGGTCGTAGAGATGATGGCCACGTCAGTGTATATGAGAAGAGTAAGTACGTCAGAAAAGACAACTGGAATGATAAAAGGTCCGCTGGCGAATCAGGCCCTCGTCGCAGAAAGATTAAGAATTCCGCAACTCCAGAAAAGCCAAGAGGTAAGTCAATGCGTTCCACCAGACCAGACGGCATCATATCAGATGTAAGATTTGGTCTGCAAGAAGAAGTCGAACCTACTTATAGTGTCAACGAAAGAACTCTTTTTGAGCAGACTAGTAAAGTCCGACGGCTGGTTGAACAGATTGAGATGACAAGCGCCCGACGCAAGAAAGCCGAGGAAGCAACAGGAAATGACGATGAAGCATAATAAGAAAAGAAATACAGCATTCATCTATGAAACTCTCGTAAGAGAAATGACGAAGTCTATCGTTGGTAAGGATGCGGAAAGAAAACAGAAAGTCCTAATTGTCATCAAGGAACATTATAACAAATCAAGCGTGCTGTTCGAAGAGCTAGAAATGTATAAAATGCTGCTGGAAACGAAGAATGTCCACAAAGAAGTGGCAGAACGAATCCTTCAGGAAACTAAGAAGAACTATTCCAAATTAGATGGAGACTCCGTTTTTGAAGCCCAGTCGAAGTTAATAGCTGCTATTAATAAATCACTAGGAAAGGGCGTGTGGTCCTCATTTGTTCCCAACTTTAAATCTTTTGCCTCTGTGAACGCAATCTTCAATAATAAATCCCCAGTCAAAAGCCGGGTGCTATTTGAACAATCCGTTGTTGATGCGATGAGTAACAAGCTTTCCCTATCAGAGTCCAATAAACTAAACTCAGTTGACGATCTTACCTATCACTCTTTCATAAAGAAATACAACGAGAAGTACGGAGATCTCTTAAAAGAGCAGAAAGAATTGCTTAACCGTTACATTACTAGTTTTGCTGATGATGGGTTCGAATTAAGAATTTACCTTAACGAAGAGTTGACGCGCCTGAAAGAAGAAGTTGAGAAGGCAAAGGTTAATTTTTCCGAGGGAGAGCTTATTTTTAGCAAACTGGATGAAGTCAATGAGTATCTCGGAGAATTCCAGAAGAGAGAATTTACCGACACGGATCTTAAAAAAGTCTTAAGAACTCAACAATTAATACAGGAACTTGTATCTGATGATTAAAATAACGATCGGCGGTCCTCAAGCAACAGTAGAACTTCGGGCTCGAAAAGCTCTCGACGGCTCATTGTTGATATCTGATCATAAAAAAATAGATATTGCTATTTTACCTTCCAAGATGAAAGTAACGACCATTCCGAAGCTGGAAGCTTCCGAAGATGTTTATGAATACCAGAGTAGATTGCTAGAGTTGCTCTCTGACAAGGGAGTGGTGGACAGGTCTACAATCCAGGGAGGCAATATCTTTCGTTCTCTAGAGGCCACGATTTATGACAACGAGGAGATCAATTCTATCCAGGCCGCCGTATATGTTATAGCAGGATTCGTCAAGACCGAGATAGAGGACGAGAAAATCATTGATCAGTACGAGAAGGATTTGGAAGACATGTATACCCATCCTGATGATCGTGATTCGACCGAATACGGTGAAGTACCCCAGCATGGCGAAAAGGGCTCCATGCGCCCCGGCTATTACTACCATCCATTACGAAACCGGTATTAGGTTATGAGCGATATGAAGCTTATAATGGAGGGGTGGCGTGGTTTTTTACATGAAGTTGATCTAGAACCGTGCCCCCAACAACCGGTTAGTGTGGGGGACTTCAAGACCGCGCTAGACTTGGCGGCCTCGGACCCCGATGTTCAGAAAGAGAAAATTGAAAAATTGAAAAAACAATCAGATCGATCTGCTAGCCTAAGTAAGATTTTTGGAATTGCGACCCTGGTGGGAGGGATCCCTGCCGTGGCTGCATCCGGGGGACTGACCTTCGCCGCCGGTATCTTAGGCTCATTAGCTTTTGGCTGGCAAGCCAAACAAGAAGGTAAACAGGACAAAAAAATAGACCAGCTCATGGGTCTTTTGTGCATTGATGATGATTTGTTAGATGTTATGGATAATAGGATCGAGAAAGAATACTGGGCTAATAGCGACCTTAAACAACAAATTGATGCTTATGCTAACTCAGCC